TTTAATACATTACAAATTTCATCATTACTATAACCATTATCTATTAATTTTCTTAAAATAATTTCATCTATATCATATTTTCTATTATTTCCCCCTCCTTGGGGTCTTAATTCTAATCCAAAATGTTTTATCCATTTATTGATGCGTTTCTTAGTACATCCATAATAATTGGATAATTGCAATTGTGTATTATTTTTATACAGTTCAATAAATTCATTTTTATCTGGGAATTGATTGTAACCTATGATATTGACCATATCTTTATTAATTGTGGATAAATGATACTTTTATTTATAAAAATATGTTATTATAAAGAATTATTGTTTCACTCCACCTTTATCCGTTTTTCTTCTTATTTCATTTATTTGTTCATCGGATAGGATTTGTAATGCTTCTTTAGCTTTTTGATTTGAATAACTAAAATATTTCTTTACACTATTCAAAGTATCCTTATCCACCTCTGACTTATTCCACGGTACATATTTCCGTTTCATTGGTCTAATATAATGAAGAAGATATGAATATTGCATATCTTTATCTAAACCAGACAACATATTGATTTCATTCACATAAGGAATACAATCAATATGATAGGACAGAGCACGATTAACAATGAACGGATTATAGTCATTATAATCCAGTTCATCACGGAACACACTTTTCTTAGTTTGTAGTATAGAAGGTACAATCTCCTTAAATAGATCAGGCATTATTTGAACTCCAAGTCAGACATAAGTTCAACAATACATGCCAGAAGGTTAATTTCATGATCAGCAACAAAAGCAGCATTAAATTGATATTTACCAATAGTAATTACCAACTGTGGGACAGAAGATGGTTTCAATTGATCATATAGACCATCAAAGACCTTCCTCAAGAGTACAGAAGGATCATTGTCAAGATTATTAACAACCCACTTACGTGCTGAACTGAAATCACGTGTGTGAATGCAGTTTACAAGTTCTGTGATCTGTATATCACCGATATTACTTAGAATACCACTATCAATGACCCCAGAGACAGAATACCTCTGTAACTCGTTTAGAATGCGTCTATTGTCAGGGAAATGTTTAGTGATAACAGCAGCTACCACATCCTTACTATATTCCACATTCTCGTGTTGGAGAATACCATCAACACGTTTGAAAAACTGTGCAGCCATCTTTGGTTTACACCCATTGAGTTTGAAATCAATGACGGTACAACGAGAATGAAGTGGATCAATAATGCGGTTCTTATAGTTACAAGTGAAAATAAAAGAACAGTTAGAAGCAAACTCTTCAATAGCACCACGAAGTGCAGGTTGTGTTGAGTTTGGGTTTAGATAATCTGCCTCGTCAATGATAATGACTTTGCGTCCACCAGTAAGAGACATAGAAGATGCATAGTTCTTAATCTTGTTACGAAGAACATCAATACCAGATTCATCAGATCCATTGATCATCATGAAATCACAACCAACTTCATTACAAAGTGCTTTTGCTACAGTTGTCTTACCAACACCAGCAGTACCAGAAAGAAGGAGGTTTGGGATTTCACCTTTGGTAACGATATCTTGAAAAAGGGTTTTTAAACTATCAGGAAGGATACAATCTGCGATTTTGGTAGGACGATACTTTTCTACCCATAACATATGCTCAGTCATTCAATACTCCATAATAAAAAAGATGCCCCCGAAGGGGCATTGAAATTACTTAACTTCGTTTACACCTTCAAACAATGCTTCAAATTCATTATTCTCAGAAACAATCTCTTGAAACGATTGCTTGTAATATACATTAGACATTTTCTTAAAGATCTTTTTGGGGATCTTAAACTTGTCATGTGTAGTACTAACGATATCCTTCATCAACTCCTTTTCGTTGTTGATCTTAGACATACATTCTGACATTTCCCTCAGACAACTCTTGATTGCCTTGAGTTCTTCTTCATTATAAGTTCCAAACAGTGTTTGAACAGTAATAGACATTTAATTATGCTCCAGTGATTTGTGAAACAACGTCAAGATCTGTTTCCTCAACAACAACATTACCATTGATCAAACCAATAACTGTTTTACCTTCTACCTCACCCTCACTAGCAGTAAATACTGCTACAATGTACTTTGGATTTACAGCAATCTTTGCTTGTGTCTTTACATCAGTCAACCAAATTAAACTCATTTTATTATACTCCATAGTTAGATTCTTTTGCTTCAGTAGCAACCCAATAATCAACATCTTGGGTTTTGTGCTTGAAAGAAGCAAGACCTTTTGCCGAAATCTCAACATCATAAGAACCAGAAATCATTTTCAAGTTCTCTGTTAAGAATACCATTTTGAAAGAATGTCCATTTCCATCTGCCACTTCAATAGAATTGGTGTGAGCAGAATCATCCTTTACATTGAATGCAGTAATATATACTTTATCACCATCTGACTCAACAGCAATGTTCGGTGATTGTAACACATTAGCACTTTTTAGAATAGACGCAAAGTCATCCTCAGTTAACATAAAAGAAATGTCAACAGAAGGAAGAGATAATGTTTTATCAGGAACTGTGATAATCATTTCCCTTGCGGTCTTACGATACTTAATTTTAGATTTTCCACTTCTAAAAATAACATTTGCATCATCAAAATCAATATCAGCATCTTTGCACAATGAGTGCACAGACAAGAACTGATTTAGATCATAGATACAGAAATCCTCTGGAAAACTGTCCTTCAAAGTTGCTTGTGCAAGAACAGATTTACCAGGAGAAATAGTTTTAATAACACTACCTTGACGGAACTCAAGTCCAGAATTGATACTGGAAAAGTTCTTTAAGATAGAAAGAGTATCACTAGACAGTTTCATTATTATCTCCAATCACATTATGTTTACACATTATAACACTTTCAACTTGGTTTGTCAAGTCCTCAAGTGTACCATTATTTGAAATCAACCCATCAATATCATGACCAACCCAAGCCCATTCGGAATAATGAACATCTTCACCAACCATCATAAACTTTTTAAAATCTTCAGTTTCACATTGTTGTAATTTATTATACCATTCGGGCGATTCACCCCTTTGTACTTCATAAACTTTACCACCTTGTTTGTGAATCCAATCAATCTCATTAGGAAAACGAACATCAGTAATAACATAATCTTTAACGTAATTGATCCTATGATTTAACTGAAGAACCCAGAAGTTAGCGTGAAATGTATCACGACCAACTTCTGTTCCTATCTTCTGTAATGCTTCTCTTGGTGTGAATTCTCTACCAAATTTATTAGACCAAAAATTATCTGGGGTTTCTCTGAAAATTCTAGATTCTTCAGTGTCACCTTCTAACATATTTCTATCCCAACCAAACATTACAGAAACGACATCCTTGACACCTTTTGCAAAGCTTTCTTTTACATATCCATTCTGTTCTAAAATATCACCTACGGTTCCCTTACCACTCCCGATAAAACCAACCAATCCTATAATATTCACGTATTACTTCTCCTTATGATAGGTTCCTTGTTCCTTAGAATCCCAAAATAAAGAACCTTCTAAAAGTTTTTTATAATACTTGTTTACTTCCTTTTGTCTAAACTTATAATCTTCAAAAGATTCCCCATCCATACGATAGGGAACCAACACATTCTGTTCACTCATTACATCTCACCCACATAGTTTGCGACAGCGGGCATATCACCGGCAAAGTGATACGTACCAATATGAGAAGTTCTCATCCAAGGACACAACCAGATGTCTCCACCAAGTTTTCTCCACATCTGACAGAACATATAATCTTCAGAAAGATACCTATCTGAACCACCACCAGTAATACTATCCTTTGTGTCAATAACAGTATCAAAGAATGCGTGAATGTATCTCGAACCATCAAAGTGTGATTGACCAACGTGGTCTGGTAAATATCTAATCATTGGATATGATTCTTCCATCTTAGCAAACACTTCACGTTTTACCAACATAAAACCCGTACCAATTTCAAGTACTTGAAGTGGTTCAGAAACATTAAACTGTGATGTTCCTTTTACGGGATTGAATACAAAATCACCAGCAACCTTTTCTAAAGCCTGTGCATCAATATCAGGATTCTTGGAAGCAGCAGTTTTTATAGACCTCCACTTAATTGCCTTCTTAGGATATGGACCACCAATAACGTCTTTGTCAATTGCAAGAAGTGCAATAACATCATTTGGATCGAAATGAATGTCAGAGTCAATGAAAAGTAAATGTGTGCAATCAGAACGATGAATAAATTCGTCTACAAGGTAGTTTCTTGCACGAGTGATAAGTGATTCATTGAAAAGAAACGAGAACTTTACTTGAACTCCATATTGCATACATAGTGCCTGCAAATCAAGACAAGACTTCATATAAAGACCATGATTCATACCACCATACATAGGTGTGGCAACAAAAATACTATTCTTTTTAAGATCTTCTTTTTTAATTGATATTTCCATAATTTCCTCAGTTATTTTGAAACAGATTTGATTTTCTTATTTGCTTTATTAAAACGGTCAACTAATTTATTAAACTTTCCACGTTTCTTTAAACCCATTTTAAGTGCTAATGGTTTAGAACGTTCAGTATAACACATTCCATTGAGATGGTCAAGTTCGTGCTGAAAAATA